TTGGAATAACTTGTCCTCTTTTATATAGACTAGACATAGATTGTAATAATTTTGCTCTTGATGATCTTTTTCTACCTTTAAGTCCTGATAGATATTTTTTAGGTAAATCTGTTTTCTTATCTTTTGGAACTCTACGTCTTTTCATTTTCCTACTGACCTCATTGCTCTAATATGTGCTGATTGAAAAGTAGCACCTTTTTTCATAGCGAGTGCCATAGACCTCATATGTTTTAAACTATGATGTCTTGCGTGTGATCTCATAGTTTTTTGTTGTCTTGGTTTAAGGTCTTTAATAATATTTTTTATAGATGCTACTTTAACCATTATCTTTTCTTCTTCTTTTTTTTCTTCTTTTTCTTTTTCATTGGTCTTGAATATCCGTAAGCCATAATTATTTCCTCTTTTTAGTTTTCTTCTTTTTCTTCATAATTGCCATTTGCAAACCTTTAGGCAGTTTTTTTTGTTTCTTAGTTAGTTTCATATTTTCTCCTAGTTTTGTAGTTTTCCATCTGACCATTTTGCGTCAGGTAATCCATTAGTAAATTGCTTCCCATCAAATGTCAAAACTTGTTTTCTATTACTACCCTCAACAAAGCTACAATGAATCCAACCTGAGTTAGCTTCACCCGTCCAATATTCTAAAATGAGTTGGTCAAAGTCCACGTTGTTAGTAAGCCATAATGCTACTTGTAAATTAGAAACACCAGCAATCTCAAAATCTACTGCTTGTCCTTTTGCGTGTTGTGATGTTTTTTTACTACCGATTGCTTCGCATAGTTCTTCCGATCTATAACCTGATGTTACAATAATAGGTTTATCAAACTTTGCTCTTACAGGTTCTAAGACTCCATAACAAAGATCAGTTAAGTTTTTTATTTCTCCACTTCCAGCTTCATTCTTAATACCTTTACGAATAGCTGTCATTGACTTAGTAAATTCTTCTAATTTAAAATGTTTTGATAATTGCATAATTATCTCCTGTTGTGATTATCTTGCAGTAGCTGGTACACCATTTGTAGAAACTAGGGGTTCATCTGCAAACGCCATATAAATAATCTCTGTTGCAGAACCATTCATATCTCCAGCAGTTCCTCTAAGTTTAAATCCATTACTTAATAAATCCATTCCTAAAACTGAAGCTGATGATTCTGCATCAGCAGTATTAGCAAATAAATAAGTATCATTTTGATTATATATTGGTCTTTTATTGTCTTTTATAATCCAATTTCCTGTTCCAGTTTCTTTTACCAAAACAAAAGCAGGTTTAAATCCTGTGTAAACAAATGTACCATCAGCATTTCCGTTTCCTGTGTATAAACCTATTTTTGAAAAACCTTGCACATCTGCAAAGCAGTAAGCAATATATGTTCCACTACTTTGATTTGTATTACTAAGGCTACCAAGATTAACTACCTGATTAGTTGGGTCTGTGTTATTCCAAAATGCAGAATTACTAGCTCTTGCGTCAGAATTATTTAAGTGCATATAATATTGAGCACCTGTTCCGTCAGGATTTGTAAATTTGTGATAAATTGACCAGTCTCTAGTATTGCTAAGTTGTTTTACCATAACCATTTTTGGAGCAACTCCTAATCCATGACCTATTGTGGCATTTGAGCCAGTACCAGTATATTTAATAATACTTATTCCTGCCGTTGTGTTAGCTGAAGTGTAAGTTGTGTTTATTGAACCATCTGTATTTGAAGAACCTTGACCATTTCCTATCCAATTCCAAGCAATATAAGTTTGACCATTATCATTAGTGTCATTACCACTTCCTAAACTAAATCCATCAGAACCAAATGCAGTGAGCATACCAGCAGATGTTTGTTCTACATTAGTTAAATTTGAACTTATATATTTTTGAACTCCTCTAGGTTGGTCAAATAACATATGGTCTGAAGTTGAAGTTCGTTCCTTAATCCAAACGAATGAGGGTGCAAATCCAACTCCAGTTAATGATCTTGCTGTTGAATTTCCACTATATAATAGTGTGCTAAAATAATCTTTTGAGTTTATTGAATAAGCCATAGTTAAATCTTTTTTATCATATTAATTAAAAGCTGTTAAGACCTTTCGTACATAAAGATTGGTAGCCACTAGGACAATCATATTCAAAGATTCCACCCTCACTAGGTGCAGTTCCAGCACTAGCAACTTGTGTTGTTCCAAAATATCCTTGACCAAAATTCCAAGATAAAGTTGCACCATTACTATTACTTTCATCTGACCAACTTAAAAAATAATTTCCTGAATTAGTTGAAGCAGTTGTTCCTAAATCGGCAATAGAAACTGCACCTGTTCCTGTTGAACCACTTGTTGGATCACCACTATTTTGCCAAGTTCCGTTTTTACTAAAATATAATTTATTATTTACTGTATCTACTGCTATTCCCAAAATATCTCCTAAAGCAAAAGAATTTCCATAAGAACTACCAGCATTACCTGTTACAATATTTCCACTATCTACTGAATAGCCATAAGTATAAGTTGTGCTACCTACACCCAAAGTAGCAGAAGTTGATGGATAAGAAGTTAAACCTGTTCTTGCTTGTATGCTTCCACCTGTTACTGAAACCATTTTTACTTCACAATATATTTTTACACCATCAGGTATTCCAAAAGTAGTTGTTCCATAACTATATTTACCTGTTGCAGAACTACTTGCGACAGTAAGATTAGCATTAGTATAAGTACCCTCAAAAAAATAATTATCTAAAGGATTATTTGTGCAAAAGTTATTATCAGGTGTATCTATAGTCTGAGTTAGTGTTCCACCACCTACTGCAAATGTGTTTGAGTTACCTGAACTATCTGTACCCATAGCACCACTATTTTCAAATTTTAAAAAAGCACCATTAGTTCCATAAGTTACTGATGGTGCAGTTTTTGCAATCCAAATTCCTGATGTAGAATCTGTTTCCCCAAAGTCTGATGCTTGATATTGAAGTCCATCTATAAAATGAATGTGAGTAATTAAACCATTCCAATATGAAGTAGCATATTGTCCACCTACACCAAATTTCATTACATCATTTGTAGTACTAACTGCTAAATTATAATTTTGTGATGGATAATTAGCTGTGCCAAAAGCAGTTTCTTGAACTCCATTTACATAAATTTTAACTCTATTTGTATCAGTTGCTTGTGTTGTATCTACTGCAAGCACAATATGATACCAAGCTGATGGGTCTCTAAATTTTCTAGTAGTTATTAGTTTTGGATTATTTGATCCGTCCCAACTTTCAAAACTTAATTCATCTGTACCTGACATAACCAAATCACAACCATCATTTGTAGCAGAACCCGAACCCCAAATTGCTTGGGTTGAAGTTAAACCACCTCTTTTTACCCAACAAGAAACTGTAAATTTTTGAGAACTTGTTCCGTTAGCTTGTGTTCTTGATAAATAAGTATTTGCCATAATATATTCCTAGTTAAATTGTCCTGAGTTGTTTATACCAACTGAAACAGTAATTGAAAACTGTCTATCTGCCGTTTGCGATTCTTGGTCACTAGCCCTAATACTAAACGTGTAGGTAGTATCTCCCGTTGGGCTAGGTGCTGTTCCTGTTATTGCACCCGTGCTACTGTTTAAAGATAAATTCATCGTGGTTGCTGGTGTGTTAGCATTTGATGTTAAAATAGATGTCGTTTCAGAAAAAGCTACTGTTGAGTCTGATGAAGCGTCAATATCTAAAGATACTGTGCTTCCAGCAGATACAGTTCCAATAGAACCAGCAGATGTACTAAAAGTCGGTGAAGCAGAAGCAGATAAAATAGCAGAAGATGATCTTACTGCATTTCCGTCATTGTTTTCAACTCTAATAAAATAAGATGCAGAAGCAAGAGTAAAAGTTGCGTTGATAGATGATGAACTTGTAAATGTTACTGCACTTGCTCTCGTAATTGCACCAGTTGATGAGTTAATTGCTTCAACAATAGGAACAGAAACAAAGTTAGTTCCAGCAATAGTTATTTGTGTAGATGAACTTGGTGCTACAAATAAATTAGAAGAAGTTATAGTTGGTTTAGTTTCTGATATAGATGCAAAAGATAATACACCCGAACCATTTGTAACCATAGCTTGATTTGCTGAACCATCTGCTGTTGGCATTTTAAAAGCAACACCATTTGAATTTAATTTACTAGAAATAACTTTTAAATGATTTCCCATATGTGCGTGAGAAGAACATTGATAATATAAAATGTTAGGTGTGTATTCATCAACAGCTAAAAGAGTATATGCACCAGCAGAACCAGCAGTTCCATTCGTTGTAACTCCCGTTGTGTAAGCTGTTGTTTTTCCAGCATCTAAATAAAATCTTAATGGGTGTGAAGCATTTGTTCCGTTTGCTTGGTCAAATTTATAATAATAAGGTTTTGCTGTATCAGCACCACCTAAAGTAAAAGCTGGAGATTCTAAACCCTCTAAAAAATATGCTGATGAACTTCCTACACCACTATAAGGGTGTGCTGTTGTTTTTGTTCCAACTGTTACAGTATAAGTAATTGGTGCAGAAGAAGAACCATAAGCACCTCTATCGTGAAATAATGATGACAAAGAATCTAAAGTAACTGTGCTATCTACTAGATTAACTGTATCAGTTGACATATCAAATACAGCGAAAGATACCCAAGCATCATTATCTGCATTTCTAAACTTTAATGTATTTGAAGAAGTGTCAAACCACCATTGATAAGCATATTTAGTGCTTGGTTCTGATGATGATGAATTGTTTGATACAATAGCAGATAAAGCATTATTTAAATCTGTCCTAGTTGCTGGGAAAGTTTGGTTACTTATTACATAATCGTGATTTGCCATTAATTAAAATCCTTTTGCTATAAAATCAAATGTTTTTGATATTACAGTATTAGATGAGTTTTTAAAAGTAACATTAAACCCATTAATTGTTTTACTTTCTACTAAAAAATAATCTCCTGTTGCCATTCCTTGTCCTGTGATACCAACTGCATAATTAGCAGTTTTATATGGATTTGTAAATGCAACAGTTTTTGTTCCAGCACCACTTAATATATCATTTCCTGATTGTATTCTATCTTCCATATCAACAGTTACAGTTGCTTGACTTATTACTGGAGTCGTTACTCCATCTCTTGAAATTAACACTAATCTAAACTTTAAGTATCTAGCAGTATAATCACCTATTACAAAATTTTTAAATTCTGTAAATGTACTATTATCACTACTTACAGCTATTTCTAAATGTGCGTTTGAGTTACTTGGAGAATCTCCATCAAATGAACCTGTTTTGTCATCAAAATCACCACTTTCAGAATCAAATAATTCACTAGGGTTTTCTGCGAATTGTGCAAGTGTAGCTGTTATTCTTGATGTATGAACTGCACCTATATCAATAACACTTGCAAATTCATAAGTTCCATTAGACCCTAAATTAGTTAATCTTAATAAATTACTATCTAATGTTAAATTAGTTTTTGTTCCTGTAAAATTAGGATTTTCTGATTGAGTTGTTATATTATTAAAGTTTCCAATAGATGTTACATTAGTTGCAATAATAGTTTCATTGATTGAGAAGTTTCCTAATTTATCAACTGCCTTAATACAATAAGAACCTACTCTAGCTGGAACTACGATAGAGGTTGCTGGTCTTGATACTTTTTCTACTAATGATACTGAGTTTTGCCAAGTAGCACCACTTGTTAATGTTGAGTATCTTATTTGATAAAAAGCTAAATCTAAATCAGATATTTGTTCCCAAGATAAATGTGCTTCTCCATTAATAATATTACAAGAAAAATCTGTTACATCACTTGGTGGTAAAATACTTCCTATAATAGTTCTTTGTGCAGTAACATAAGTGCTAGACGCACCACTTACACCAACAGCTTTTACTCTAACATCATAAGTTTCTTGGTCAATTACATTTAAAACTCTATGTGTAAGACCTGAACCTTGTGCGTAGATTATAAAATCTGAGTCAGATGCTTTTTTATATTCAACTTGATAAAAAGATACAAAACTATTTGGAGAAGCACCTACTGCTATGTCTAATGCTACAATTACAGTACCATCATTATAAGATATTAATTGATCTGTTAAAGTAACACTTGCTGGTGGTTGAATTAAAAATGGGTTTGGAAGTGTAGTAGTTGGTGTTGAGGATTGTTGTGCTTTACTTGCCCAAGTATAATGAGTAGCTTGATACTCTACTAATGTTAAACCCATTGTATAATCTTCATTAAAACTAACAGCTAATACTCTAAAAGCTTTTGCAGAAAAACCTAATGATGCGTGTGTAATATTTACTATATCTCCTATTGCAAGATCGTAACCATCACCACTTACATTGACATTTAATTTTAAAGCTTCTCTACTTCTTCTTAAAATTATTTCTGCCATTTCTTCTGCTTGATACGGAGAAGTAATAGTTTGAAAATCAAATCTGCCCTCTAGTAGAAAACCACCATCAGCAGTTTTCATAGTTGCGTGTTGATCTGCACTTGTTAAACCTGAATCATCTATTGGTGGAAATTGAACTTCATCTACTTGGTAGTTTCTATCAGGATTTACAAAGCTACAAATAACTCTATTAAATTTATCGTTTTTATTTTCACTATTAAGATTAAATCCACCTATAATATCATCTTCTGTAAGTGTGATAGATGCTGTGCCTGTTGTTTCTATAATTAGCTTATATTTACCACCTGTATAGGGAAGATAACCTCTACAACCTCTTAAAATAATTCTAACATTTTCAATAATTTTTTTTGATGTATCTAATACTGCATTACAATCAAATATATTTATATCTGAACCACCTGAATAGGGTGTTACTTGTGTTACAGCGACCTGTGAAGCATCATAAAAACTTTGTAAATCAATATCTGAGGTTGCTATACCTTTTCCATATCTTTCATTTCTTAAATAATCTAATAAGCAAAATGCTGGATTGCTTGAAAAACTCGCTGTTTGTTCTGATAAATTAGATGCTAAAGTTACAACTTTTTTTCCTTGTACAACAGCTTGAACTTTTGGAATAGAACCAAAAGCATCTTGATTCCATTTAAAACGTAAAGCCAAATAAGCAATACCTCTTAATCTGTGATTAGTTCCCCAAGATGATAATGTAGATAATAAGCTTGATGCTGTTTGACTATCTGAACCAAAATGTGGTTCAACTCTAATTAAACTTGCTGAATCTTTATAAAAATTACTATCACCACTACCTACTTCAACTGCTGTATTATCTGCTAAATCACTTGCCCAAGTTACAGCTTTATCATCAATTCTAATTTCTGTTATGTCGTTTATTTCTCCCTCTCCGAGAATAATAGACATATATAAATAAGTATTGTCTGCTCCTGAAGTTTCCATAAAAACTCTAGTTCCACCTACTAATCTTGTTCCATAAATTACAGGAATATTAGCATCATTTGATTGTTTATTTAATAATACTCCTGTCTCATAATCGTCAAAATCGGTTGTTCCAAAATCAGGTATTTCAGGTGGTTTTGGTGCTATCCAAGATAAAGCTTTTGATATAATTTTTATCGGTGCTGTTATTATCTTTGTTGCTGTTCTTATTATTCCACCCATAACCAACTATCCTTTGAATAAACTTTTTTTATTGTTCTAATTTTATTATTTTTAACTCTAACCCATTTAACAAGTCTATTTACACCATATTTACTTGCAAGGTTGTTTTTAGTCCAAGAAATTATTTTTTTTACATTTTTTAAAGATACAGTTTCTATGTGCCATAAATTATTTCCACTATTCCAATCCTCGTAATTAAAAGGTTGAAAAGATAATATTTTATTTTCGGCTTTATCAGATAATAAAGCCCAATTCGTAAAACCAATCAAATTGTTTTCATTATAATGTTTTTTATATTGATTAAGTTTTATACTTGGAAATAAATAATTAGATAATTCAAAATCTGAAAAGTCTGAATAATTGTTAAATTTTCTAAATAGATTTATTATATCTTGCATTATGATCTCCCCCACTTAATATCTTGTACTGTCTCTGACGAAAAATTCATACCAACGTCTGAACTAAAAAATCTTTGTTGAGATGTGTTATTTGTTTTACGACCATTTGTTTTATCAAAATCTGCCCAATGGGAAACAATTTGCAAATTAAGATTGCTAGAATTTTTATTTTCTCCTATTGTAAAAGCATCTATTGTTCCTGAGTACAATAAAAAAGGGTCAGCTATAAGAGCATTGTTATCATCTAAAAAACCTCTAAAAATATCTACACTATCGTTCACCACATTTTCATTAAGAACAGTAGATATAAAAGTTAAATCTGCACCTGATAAAGATAATGTTAAAGATGTTTTAGTTACATCTGTTTCTTCTGTGAAATTTGAAAGACCCATTATGAAATCAGAAGCAGTATAAGTTACACTTGAACCTGAAACAGAACTTGTTAGTGAAAATGAACAATCAGTAATATTAACAGGACTACTAAAACCGATTGAGATAAGATGTACTGGTCTAATATCATTTGTTGCTAGTTCGTTCTTTACTGCTGTCGTTAAACTTCTCGTCATAATCTTCTATTGTTCTCCTTTTTACTTTTACATAATCTGATACGATATAAGTTGCTTTATCAGATGGTTCTTCGTGTTTTCCTATATTATTTGTTTTTAAATCAACACCATCTCCATCTATAACTTCTTCAGCTATCATATCAACAGTAATCCAATGTCTTACCAAATACTTCACTATAAAGCTTCCTCAACATCAAATTGAAAACTATATAGTAAATTACCATCTTTATCAGAACCCACTACACCAAACTCTTGAATATCTGATGTTAAATAAACTGTAAAAGGAACATTGTCATAAGTTACAACTGAGTCATCTGCTAATGCTGTTATAAGAGGTGGTTCAATAGTTACAGTTGAAGCACTAGAACTTGAAGTTACATCTGCAACAACCATATATACTTTGTTGTGCGAGGCAAATTTAATAAAGTCTCCCGTCTTAAATCTACCTGCACCATCACCAGCAAATGCGTCCATTGCTATTGTTGTATCACCAACTGCGTGAACTCCATTGACTAGAACTGTTCCTGTTTCAGAACCTCTAGCATCTTCAATTTCAGGTGGGATAATTGTAAAATTTTCTTTACCTGATCTTTGTTTAATAATAAATCCCATAAGTTCTCCATAAACATCTGATCTTTTTGCTGTTATGATTTCTGCTGTAAAAGCAAATCTTTGACCATCTATTTGCCTTGCTAATTTTTTACCACTATCTGATTTAGATATTAAAGTCTTTTGAATAGACTTAATGCCCATTGTTGAGAATTTAGAATTAGATATAGGAAAAGCACCACTCATTATACTAAATTATTTCCACCTCTCTCATTAACAGCTTGGTTTATTATATTAGATATTGTTCCTCTATTTTGTACTAACATATCTTGAAATCCTGTTGCATCTAAAGTTGTTATTGAAAAATTAACATTTACAGGACCACCACCTGTTCCCCTAGCTGATTGTGTTATCTGTCCTGTTTGATTTGGTATAAACATTTCAGCACCTCTTTCTCCAACTACAACAGGTTGTCCTTTTGATACTGCACCACCTTTATCAAAAAATTTACTTCCAAAAGATAAAAGACTACTGAATGTACTTCCCATTGATGATGATGAACTTGCTTGTGCTTGTGCATTTTTTTCTCTAGTGATAAGTTTTTCTATACCTAATTTTGTAATTAAAGCTTTTACTTGTTTTTGTTCTAAAGCTAAATTAATTGCTAATCTAATACCCATTTCAATAAAACCACTTAAAACTCTCAATAAAATATCCTGTGCCATTTTCTTAAATGTGTCTGATAATTTCTCTCCTAATATTATTGATCTTGATAAACTTTCTGAAACTTTAGTAATACCTGAATTAATACCCTCAGCAATCGTAGTGCTTATGTTGTGCAGTTCATTTTTTAATTTGTTAATAGCATCATTATTCAATTCTTTAAATTTAGATATAACTTTTTGTGTATTAGTTGGAACATTAACAGATAGTTCGTGTTCAAATTCTTTTATTTTCTGTAAAGTAAAACCTAATTCTTCAGTTATGTTTTCAATAGGAATTGATAATTCGTGTTCAAACTTTTTAATTTTTTGAAATTCAACTTCTACATCTCCTACTAATTTTTTTATTCTTCTATTTAAATCATCAAAAATTAAAAGACCACCAGCAATCTTTTGGAACATTCCACCAAAAGCAATTAACAATAATCCTAAAATAGCTTGTAATTGTCTAAAATTTTGAACAAGTGCTTTTATTGCTTCTGAAGTTTTAATTATTGCAACAGCAAATTTTTCACCTATTGATACTCCTAAATGTTCTAATGCTTCTGCATTATCTTCTGTAAATGCTTTTAAATCTCCAAGTTGTTCTTTAAGTTCAAAAAAGAAACCTCTTGTAATAGAAACTTGAAACATAAATAAAGTATCTTTTAAGTTTGATATTGTTCCTGATAAAGTTCTTGATAATTCTTCAATTAAATTACCAAATTCTCCACCTGTTCCAAATGCTTTTGCTAATCCTTTAATTGACTCTTGTACGTTTGTTCTAACACCTTGCGTGAACCCAGCCATTGCAGTAACACCTCGTTCTCTAAATAGTTCTGCACTAGCAATACCAGCACTAAATGATCTTTGTATCTGTAAAGAAGCTAAAGCAAAATCTCCACCTAATACTGTTGCTGTATTACCTGTAATTTTTAAAAGTTCTTCAAAAGAAACTCCAGCTTGTTCTGCTTGTTTTCTTACAGTTGCCAAAGCTGTAATACCTTGTTGGATATTTTCTAATTCAAATGGTGTAGTTTTTGCAAATTTAGTTACAATTTCTAATGCTTTACGACCCTCTTTTGCAGAACCAAATAATGCTTTAAGTTGAACACCTAAGTTTTCTATTTGAATACCTGTTTTAACTATTGATCTTAAAACTAATCCAGCACCAAGACCAATAAAAGCATTTTTTAAATTAAAAACAGCACCTTTTACTTTTGCTAAACTGCCTTGTACTCTACTTAATGCCTGTTTAGATTTATCTTTTGCTACTATGTCTATATTAAGTCTTTGTGCCATTATCTTTTATACCTTTTTGCTTCAGCTAGTGATGATCTTGTTTTATACTCATCTTGCTCTTTTTTCAAGTAAGCTATCCAAAGATTATAATGGCTTACAGGCATATCTAATACCTCTTGGATTGTTAATTTAAGTCTATCAGCAACCACTAACAAAGATTGTGTGTCAGGGTCGCTATTTACTTTTTTAAAGATTCTTCTAGTGATGTATCTACTAATATTTTATTGGCTATTGTTGCAATAATATTTGAGTCTGCTTTTTTTTGTAAAGCAAGTTTATCAAATGGTTCAAAAGCTTTTACTAAATCGCCTTTGTCATTTTTGACCAAAAGTTTCATCATTAATAAATCAACAAGAACTGTCAAATCTTGAAAGTTACTTGATTTTTTAAAAATAACATTTTTTTGCTCTAATGTTAAAGGTTCTGAATAAAAAACAGATGGATTACCTTGCTCGTCTTTCCACTCAGGAACTTCAATAGTAATAGTTTGTAGAGTCTCAAAATGACTTTTTACTCTATCTATAACTGACATATATTAATATTAAGCAGTTCCTCTTGTAAGTGTACCTGTTCCTTGAAAAGTAACTGATCTTGTAGTTATTCCATCTAACGTAACATTAACACTCATTCCTGTAACAATACCTGAACCTGTAAAAGTTTCATCTCCTGAAGCATTACCCTCAGGTGCTAATATAAAAGCTATTTCTGTACCAGCAGTTAATGTTTGTTGTGGAGAATCAGTTTCATCATAACTCATTTCAAGAGTTCCTGAAAATGATGTTCTTCCAGCTACAAATGTTTTACCAGCATCTGATAGTTGTGTATCTTCTACAACATCAGCAGTTGTTTCAAGTGTGTAACCTGTTAGTTCGCCAATACCTGTGCCACCAGCAGTTACTACTCCCTCTTTTCCGAAGTGTGTTGCCATTTTTTATTTTCCTTTTTTGTTTTTACTTTTTTATCTTGATCTTGCTTCCAACCTAAATCTAAAAAATTATCAAGCTGAGTTTCGTTAATTGTAACTTCATTCCCATCTTTATATAGTTTAATATCTTTAGCCATAATAAATCCTTTTACTACTTATCTTCTTCCTCGTCAATTTCTTCTTCGTCAAAATCTTCCTCAAAATCTTCCTCATTAACATTATCTTCTTCTTGATTTTCTCTTAATTCTTCAAGTAAGTCTTTGACTTCTTCACACATAAGACTCTCTTTATCGTGTAATT